TGATTACAAAATTTACGGAAAGGGCTGGAGTAGGCGCAACACCGAAACTTTGGAGAAGGCGTTGGGTTTAGCCAATGAGTGAAAACAAGCGTTTTGACGAGCTAGATAAAAAGATTGCATCGGCGCGCAGGCTTAAAAAAGCTATCGAATGCCGGACTAGCTTTGTCGATTTTGTTAAGTACACAATGCCTGACGCAGATGATCCAGAGAACATTGACGAAAGCATGTTTAAAGATGCGAAGCACCATCGAGCGTTAGCCAAAGTGCTAGAGAAGGTCGAGAAGGGCCACATTCCACGACTAATCGTATCTATGCCGCCCAGACACGGTAAATCGGAGTTAGTTTCGCGCCGTTTCGTACCCTGGGTGCAGGGGCGAGATCCGTACCGAAATGTGATTTTCGCCACATACAACGAAGACTTTGCGAAAGACTTTGGCGCGGATGTCAGAAACATTATGACACTGCCTCAATACAAGCACGTTTTTCCCAGCTTTGGATTGCGCAAGGGTGGTGCATCGAAGTCCAGAATACAAACGACGTCTGGTGGGATGTCGGTGTTTGTTGGTCGAGGTGGTTCGATCACTGGTCGTGGCGGCGATTTTGTTATCCTCGATGACCCAATTAAAGACAGTCTAGAGGCCAACAGCCCGACGTTGCGAGAACAGCTGTGGCAGTGGTTCACTCAAGTGTTGATGACGCGCCTTATGACAGCATCAGCATCTATTGTTATCGTTCAGACGCGCTGGCATGAGGATGACTTGATTGGTCGCCTTACAGACCCCACAAACCCGCATTACAGCCCCGAAGAGGCTGCAAAGTGGAAGATCATTAACCTACCGGCTTTAGCAGAAGATGAAGATCCTCTTGGCCGCAAGCCGGGTGAACTATTGTGGCCCGAGCGGTTTGATATGGAGTTTATGGAAGCGCAGCGGCGTCTTGATCCGCGCGGTTTTAGTGCGTTGTATCAGGGTAGACCGACAGCAGAAGACGGTGATCTGTTTCGGCGCGAAAACATCAAATACTTTAATCGCAAAGACGTTCCAGACGATATGCGTATTTACGCTGCCTCAGATCATGCTGTTGGTGTGGACAAGACGCGGAACGATGCGACGTGTTTGTTGATTGTGGGCGTAGACAGGAACGACGACATATACTTGCTGGATTGCTGGTGGGAAAAGCGAACTACTGACAAGGTTGTGGACGCCATGTTGGAGCTGATGCGCAAGTGGAAGCCTCTAATATGGTGGGCGGAAAAAGGCCACATATCTAAAGCTATTGGCCCGTTCTTACGCAAGCGCATGGGCGAGGAAAAGGTTTACTGTCGCATCGAGGAAGTCACGCCGGTAGCAAACAAGGTGCAGCGCGCACAGTCTATACTGGGCCGGATGGCGATGAATAAGGTATTGTTTCCACGTCAATCTGTATGGACCCAAAAGGCAACTGACGAGCTTTTGAAGTTTCCCAATGGGCGCAATGACGACTTTGTAGACACCCTTGCATGGGTGGGGATGGGCTTGGCTCGACTAACCACCCCTGGAGGTGGTATAGTGAAGTCAGATAGCCTTCCAAAAGTCGGTACGTTGGCGTGGGTTAAGTGGGATTCCGCACAACGCCGTAAACAACAATTTTTGGAAAACAAGACTGGTGGTTGGTAATGCACGAAGAAATGATGATAGATACGGCAGACGAAGAGCGGTCAGAACCTACACAACGTCGAACTGCGCTGGTTAATCAATGGCTGGCTAAAGTGAAGCACGCCAAGAAGTTTCACGAAAAGTCGTTTAAGCAAATGCGAACTGACATGGACGCCGTTCTTAATGGCTATGACGAAAAGAACTGGTCTGGTGACAACTATGTTGCCAATATCTTGCAGCGCCACGTCCAACAGCGCACAGCAGCTCTTTACGCAAAAAACCCCAAGGCAGTCGCCAAGCGGCGTAACCGTATGTCGTATGAGGTTTGGGATGGCGAGTCTGACACACTGGCTCAAGCCTTTATGGCTTCTGAGGCGTCTTCGCAAAACGGTTTACCCGTACCGCCAGAAGCCTCGATGATTATTCAAGATTACATGAATGGTAAGAACGAGAGTAAGATGCTCGATAACGTCGCAAAGACGCTCGAAAATCTCTTTGACTACTACATGAAAGAACAGCAACCAGCGTTCAAGGCGCAAATGAAAGCACTGGTTCGCCGCGTTATTACTACTGGGGTTGGCTTTGTTAAGGTTGGCTTTCAGCGTGACGTTGATAGGGCGCCGGAAGTTGCAGCTAGAATTGCAGACGTTCAAGCCCAAGTGGATTTCCTTCGCCGCGTAGCCCAAGAGGCAGAGAAGGGTGAAATACAAAAGGATGACCCAGAGATCGAAGAGCTGATGCTTTCTATGCAGACGCTACTAGAAGAGCCTATGATTACTATTCGTGAAGGCTTGGTGTTTGACTTCCCAGAGGCCAATTCAATCATTGTAGACCCTCGATGCCGTCAGCTGCGCGGGTTCGTTGGTGCAGAATGGATTGCCCACGAAATGTATTTAACGCCAGACGAAGTAAAAGAGATTTACGACGTCGATCTTAAAGACAGCTACAGAACATATGACATGAAGGGTCGGTCAACTGGCCCATACGATGAATACCGTCAGCGATCTTCTCATGACGATATTAACGGTGAAGGCGCGCCTGATGGTCTAGTTCAAATCTTTGAGGTGTATGACCGCAAGACTGGCGTTCAGTATTGTATTGCCGATGGTCACAATGACTTCTTGCGGGAGCCTATGGGGCCAGACGTAAAAGTCGAAACATTCTGGCCTATCTTTTCGTTGGTGTTCAATGAGATCGAGCATAAAGATCATCTATATCCTCCATCAGACATAAGCCTTTTGATGCCTATGCAGCATGAATATAACCGTGCGCGTCAAGGTTTGCGTGAACACAGAAGGGCTAATCGCCCGAAGTATGCGGCACCAGCCGGTGTTCTGGAGGATGCTGATAAGGAAAAGTTGGCTACGCACCCAGCAAACGCAGTCATCGAGTTGCAGGCGCTTGCAGCTGGTCAGAAGGTTAATGACGTAATTCAGCCGGTGGGTCAGATTGGCATTGATCCGAACTTGTATGAAGTACGCACCATATTTGACGACATTCAGCTTGTTGTTGGGGCGCAAGAGGCTCAGTTTGGTGGGCTGTCCAGAGCTACGGCGACAGAGACATCGATTGCCGAAAGCGCGCGTATGTCAACGATGGGCGCGAATGTTGACGAGCTAGACAGCTTTATGTCCGAAATGACGCGCGCTGCCGGTCAAGTTGTCTTGGCTAACTTGTCTATCGATGAAGTTAAGAAGATTGTTGGTCCCGGCGCTGTTTGGCCCGAAATGACGCGCGATCAGATTATGGAAGAGATTTACTTGGAGATCGAAGCGGGATCGACGGGTAAGCCTAACCGCGCAGCCGAGCTTGCAAACATCGAGCGGATCATGCCGTTCTTGCTGCAAATACCGGGTATAGATCCGAAATGGCTGGCTAAAGAATTGCTTAAACGCCTCGATGACAAGCTCGAGCTTGATTCCGCGTTTGCAGATAAGATTCCTAGTATTGTTGCAATGAACCAAGCGCAACAACCGGGAACTGGTGATCCAGCTTTGCAGGGTCCACCAGGAGGGGGTGCAGATAATGCACCGAGGCAGCTTCCAGGGGGCGGGGGAGGCCCAGCGCCGATGGGAGCTAATAACCAGTAAATTTTTGCAATTTGTTGATAACTACGATCAACAGATGTAAAATAAAAGGAGAAGGACGCTAAGATGGTTGAAGAAACCGAGGTTGCGGAACCGTCCACCGAGACCGAAGTAATCGAGGACGATAATGCGGTGTCGTCTGCCGCAGAAAGCGAAACCGAAGCGGATTTGTTGAGTGTCATACAAGACGCGATACAGCCCGAAGAGGAGCCAGAGTCGCACTCTGAGAACGAGGTTGAGGAACCGGATACGCTTGTAGCTGAGTCTGATGCTGAAAACGATGAAGTAGTCGATGACGCAGAGGATTTTTCTGACGAACCGTTTCATAAACATCCACGTTTTAAGAAAGTATTGGAAGAACGGAACTCATACAAGGATAGTGCTGAAAAGTTTAACGTGATGCAGAATTACCTGATGGACAAC